GGCACGTAAGGACAAAAGATCCGTTCCTCCAATAGAAAGATACTATCAAGATATGAAAATGTATCAAAGCATTACAGGTACTATGGATGCACGATACATTGAAAGATATTACAATTTAAAAGACACTTTCTATATAAATATTGGTACAAGGGGTTTCTATTTACTTGGAACAAAAAACCCTCTAAATATAAATCGAGCAAGAAGCGCCAAAGGATCTTATGAACCTATTATACCATTTTCTAGTGTTGCTCAAACATCTTGGAGAGCAAGAGTACAGAAGAAAACAGAGGCAGGTGGATATCAGTTCACATTAGAATTTGTATTTACTATACCTGCATATAGTCGGTCTCCTTTAAATATCGGACCGATTAGATCAGATGGCAAGACAGTTGATATTTACAATATAAGGGCGCAAGCGGATAATCTACAGAGTATATTCGGAATGGGTCGTTAGGGAGAATAAAAATGATCGACCCACTCACAGCAATAGCTGCTGCATCGGCCGCATATAAAGGACTTACTAAAATAGTCCAAGCAGGGCAAGAACTTGAAAATTGTACAGACCAATTAGGAAAATGGTTTGGCGCACTTAATGATATTAATAGAGCAGAAGAACAAAGAAAAAGACCACCATTACATGCTAAGTTAATGGGTTCTGGTTCCATTGAGGAAGAAGCCTTTGCTATAATATCACATAAGAAAAAGATGAAAGAGCAAGAAAAAGAAATTATGTTTATGTTGAATATGAGATTTGGTCCTAATACATGGGACGAGATGATGGAGTTAAGACGAGCAATTAAGAAAGAACGTGAAGACACTGTGTATGCAGCCGAAGAATTTAAGCATGCTGTTTTAAATGGCGGAATTATGCTTGCACTATCATTTGGTATAATAATTACTGTATTTGGCGGGGTTTATTTAATCGGAACAGTACAAACTCCACCTTGGTGGTAAATTAACTGTTTACAAGCTATTCATTATATGATATTATAAAGTTATATGATAAATAGGAGAAATAAATAATGTTAACCTTTAGTCAACTCAAAGAACAAAAGAATATGCACATGACTCATATTGAGGATAAAGTCCTTTATGGTGGTGTGCAAGGAACAAGACAAGCTATACTTGCACTGCGTGAGCTGCGAGATATGCTAAAGGGAGAACATGATGGTTCAGTTAGTGTTAAATGGGATGGTGCACCTGCTATTTTTGCTGGCATTGATCCGAATGACGGTGAGTTTTTTGTTGCTAAAAAATCAATATTCAACAAAAATCCTAAAGTCTACAAGTCGGCATCTGATGTCAATTCTGATACTACAGGTGATCTTGCTCAAAAACTTGTGCTGGCTCTAAAGTATCTACCAGAGTTAGGTATTACAGGTGTTATTCAAGGCGACTATCTATTTGAACAATCGGACTTAAAGAAAGAAAAAATCAAAGGAGATGACTATGTCACTTTCCACCCTAATACAATTCTATACGCAATCCCAGCCAACTCCCAAGAAGCAAAAGAAGTACAATCTGCTAAACTGGGTATTGTCTGGCATACAACATATAATGGCGCAAGTTTTCAAGAGATGAGAGCATCGTACGGCGTGAATGTATCTAAATTTAAAAAGTCCAAAAACGTGTGGTCACAAGATGCTATGTTAACTGATATGACCAACTATACTATGTCAAAATCAGAAACGGAGACTGTAAATGATCATCTACAAAAAGCTGGTAAACTTTTTAACCAGATTAATTCAACTACCCTTAAAACTCTTGAAGCTAATCAAGAGTTGGCTAAACTCATTGAAATGTTCAATAATACTTATGTTCGGAAGGGTGAAATCGTTAGTAGTCCGGCTGCTCATGCTACCAAGCTGGTTATTTGGATATCTGAAAGGTATGCTAAAGAAATAGCAAAGTTAAAGACCCAGAAGGGAAAAGCAGGTAAACAAGCCAAACTAGATAGTATTCTAAGTTTCTTTTCTGGGTCTAATAAAGCATCATTAATTAAGATGTTTGAATTGCAACAGACCATTGTTTTGGCTAAACTAAACCTTATAAATATACTTAATAAGCTATCAAAGACAAGAACTTTTGTTAAGACCAAAAACGGATATAAGACGACTGGTCCAGAAGGTTATGTTGCTATAGATAGACTTGGTGGTGGCGCTGTTAAAATAGTTGATAGGATGGAATTTTCCTACAATAACTTCTCAGCTGATATATTAAAGGGATGGGATAAACCAGGAAGGTAATAGATGACTAAGTCATTAGAAGAAATACGTAATGTACGTATTGCAGAAGAGAAATGTGAAGATTGCGGTTGCGACATAGACAATCCTAAAGACGGTTGTGAGTGTGAGAACCATGCGCATGTGGATGAGGCACTAACCATTTCCCAACGGCGTAACAAGTCGATCAGCATGAAAAGAAATAAAGCAAAAGTTGCTATTGGCAGAAAACGTGCCATGAAAAAGATGGCTAGCAGCGCAGTTCTTGGCAAGCGTGCTCAAAGACAAGCACGTAATCAGATGGCTAAAAAGTTCACTAAAGATGTACCAAAGGCTGATTTAAGTCCTGCAAGAAAAGCTGCAATTGAGAAACGCTTAGATAAGATGAAAGGACGCATTAATAGAATAGCCAAGAAATTGGTTAAAGACGTCCGTAAAAAAGAAATTGAAAGAAAGCGCGGCTAGATTATGAAGTATAGTTTTTCTGACTATTTAATTGAAGCAGAAGGTGCGGTATATTTTACCTTTGGTAGAATGAATCCACCGACTGAAGGTCATGGTAAGTTACTTGATAAATTATCAAGTTCTGCCAGAAACGCTCCTTATATGGTATTCCTATCTCAAACAAATGATAAGAACAAAAACCCACTACAGTATAAAGATAAAATTAAATTTGTTAGAAAAATGTTTCCAAAACATGCACGACAAATTATACTTGATACCAAAATTAAAACTCCAATGCATGCCTTAGACCACTTATATAACAAAGGTTATAAAAAAGTTGTTATGATTGCAGGTAGTGATAGAGTAGTAGAATGGGATCTGCGCCTTAATAAGTATAACGGACAAAAGAGACACGAAGGTTTCTATAATTTTGAAGGTGGTATTAAAGTTGTATCAGCTGGAATTAGAGACCCAGACTCAAAAGATGTAGAAGGTTATTCTGGTACTAAGCAAAGAGAATCAGCTAAGGCCAATGACTTTCAAACATTCTCACTAGCACTTCCAAGAACAATGTCTGATAAAGATGCTAAAACTCTTTTCAATACTGTTCGGACTGGCATGGGTCTCAAAGAAGAAAAAGCATTTAAAAACCACGTTGAATTTAACCCTGTTTCAGAAACTCGTGAGGCATATGTCTCTGGAGATTATCTGAAAGAAGGCGATAAAGTGATTGTTAAAGATAGTGAAGAGATTTGCAAAGTTACTATGTTAGGTGCAAATTATGTTATAGTAGAATCCAGTTCAGGTAAAAGATCACGTAAGTGGCTTGATGCAGTAGAATTGTTAGAAGAAAAGAAAAAAGAACAACCTGAAGAAGGAACTCCTGCAGCCACAGAAAAAATGAAAAAAGCTGTAGCTGGTCAGAAATCATTTAAAGCATATATTGGAGCAACAAATGAAAAAGTTTAAAAAATTTATGGATGAGGGTGAAAAAGGCGGACTATGGGATAACATTCATAAGAAACGTGCACGTATTAAAAAAGGTTCAGGCGAAAAGATGCGTAAACCTGGATCAAAAGGCGCACCAACTAATGCAGATTTAAAAGCTGCACAGGACTAGACATGAAAACCTTTAAATCTATTAGAGAAAAAGATAAGCATTATCGTTCCACTAAGTCTGGAGCAGGTATGACACAAAAAGGTGTTGATGCTGTAAATAGAAAGACTGGTGGAAACTTACAAACTGCAGTAACTGGTAAAGCTAAAGCTGGCTCTAAAGATGCGGGTAGAAGGAAATCATTCTGTGCTAGAATGGGTGGAATGGAAGGTCCTATGAAGGACGATAAAGGCCGCCCTACAAGAAAAGCTATGTCACTAAAAAGATGGAAATGTTAAGACAATGATGAAATTCAATACATTTAACGAGTCGGCCCTGTCCGCGCTTAGAACAGCCACTAAAGCACATGCTGGACAAACTAGAAAAAGCGGCGGTGCGTATATTAACCACCCTAAAGAAGTTGCCCGCTTTGTAAAACAATTTAAAAAGTCGAATAACTTATCAGCTATGATTCAAGCTGCTTATCTTCACGACACTCTTGAAGATACTGATACAACATATCAAGACCTAGTTAAACAGTTCGGCGCTCTTGTAGCTGATATGGTCCAAGAATTAACTACCGATAAAGCAGCATCTGATGCAATTGGTAAAGGTGAATACATTGCAAATAAAATGGCTAAAATGTCCAGTTGGGCACTAGTTGTTAAGTTAGCAGACAGACTTGCCAATGTGCAAGATATAGATACAAGACCAGCAGACTTTCAAAAGAAGTATGCAGCTCAAACTACATTAGCAATTAAAAAATTAAGAAGTGATCGGTACTTGAGCAAAACTCATAATAAAATTATTTCTGCGATTGAGAAGAAAATCAAAGAATATGTGTAAGTATAAATAAATTTAATGGGGCACTACTATGGCTGAGGAAAACAACCAGGTTAGATTAGACCGAATAGAACAGAAGTTGGATAAGTTGGCGGAAGCACTAATCACAATCGCACGGTTTGAAGAAAAAATGGATGCTTATAATGAGTATCGTCTGAACTCGTGGGAACGAATGAACAAGTTTTCAGAAAAATTAGATAATATAGAGAAAAAAGTTGATGAAAATGCTCACACAGTTACTGTTATTAACAAACTGTTTTGGGTGGCAATAGTTGCGGCGTCTGGCGCCATAGCAGCACAAGTATGGATGTAAAAGGAAAAACCCATGAAACATAATAACAGTCTGAGTGCCATACTATTGTCACTTAAAGAGAAAAAACTTCACCCTAACCAAAAAGAGTTAGACAAAGATGGTGATGGTGATATCGACCCTAAAGATTTTGCTATGCTTAGAAAGCAAGCAGGCAAGATCAATAAGAAAAAAGATAAAGAAGAAGTTGAAGAAGAATCAGTCACTGAATTGGATAAGAAAACTCTTGGTAGATATGTTAAAAAAGCCTCGGGTGATATGGCTGTCGGCGCCGACAAAGGCGACATGAGAAAAGTTGGCAAGCGAGGTCAGGGTATTAGCAAAGCTGTTGATAAAATGACTAAAGAAGACACAACTAAAATCAATGAATTGAGCAAGAAAACTCTTGGTAGTTATGCCAAGAAAGCTATGTCTGATACAGATACACAAAAGAAAGCCGCCACCGACTTTGAAAAGCGTGGAATGGCAGCTAAAAGCACTGCAGTTCAGGACAAGAATTTCAAAAAAGCAAACCGTGCGGATGATAAGTTCAGTAATCGTAAAAAAGGTATTAACACAGCTATTGATAAACTGACTAAAGAATCCAATAAATCAAATATGTCGGCTGATAAAAAACCAGAAGAATATACTGATGAAAAAGGTATGAAGCGGACTAGAATGGTTCCTGTAGACAAAGAAGTTGTAAAAGAAGCAATGCCTTCACAAGCTGATGCAATTAAAGCGTTGAATAAAAAGACTGCTGCTCAGAAAGCTAAAAATACAGCTAAACTTAAAGCTGCGGGTAAGATGATGCCTACTAAGGAATCAACTGACTGGCCTATCTATAAAAGAATTATGGAAAAAGCTAATCATACATCTGATCCAAAAACATCCGAGCCAATGGATAGTAAACTACAGCCATTTGAGAAAAAAATGGTAGATGCCCATGTTGGTGTTACTCCTCCAAATGAACTTGTAGATGTGCATAAAGCAATTGAAAAAAATCTAAAGACCCTGTCTACAGCACCTATTAAACAAGCTGCTAGACCAAACGGTCAATAAAGGATAGTTAAATGATTAATGACCCAAGCACAGCTAAAATAGCAGATGCGTATAGAAAGATGGTAGAGGACAGAAACAAGCCTGCTCCAGCACCTACAGCTACAGAACCTACGCCTGCTCCAATTACAGAGGAAAAATAATGTTAAAAGCCCCACCATGGTGTGAAAATGCCATTCCAACTCCAGAAGGATGGACTGACCCAGATACAGGTGAAGTTTATGTTTCTACTAATTTTACTGCTGAACAAATGAATACCTGGAACTCTAAGGGTAAACCTGCTCCTGCTCCAGAACCCGTAGCTGTAGTTGAAATGTTAACTGAAGCACCTGCTTCTCAGAGCCTTTCTTCTATGAGTAAAATTGAACTTGAAGCACTGGGACGTCAGCATGGTATTGAATTGGATCGGAGAAGTTCCAAGCCAGCACTTATAAGTAGATTAAACGAGGTAATTTAAACTTATAAGTGAAGTAGACATAATGGAATTGAATCAAAGTAATTTTTATCTGTATGCAGCTAAAAACTATTATAACCCTTTAGGCGTTGATCATGATGAATTTAGTGAAGACTTAAAAAGATTTAAATATGTGAAGCGATTAGTTAACAGATATCTGGAAACAGGTCAGTTATCTGATCGCCTCATTTTAAATCATTTAATTGTTATTCATAATGTATTTGGTATAGAAGCCTCAGTTGAAATGATGGCATTAAAGTTACAAGGGAACCAATGGCCAGTGATTAAGCCTTTCTTAATTTTTCTTAGGTATATTACCAATGAAGAATTAACAGGTATTGATCTGGACAAAAAAGTTGTAGAAAGATTAAGGGAAATTTAGATGGGAATATTAACAAGAGCAGCAGACATTACATATACGCTAAGGTTTCTGCGTCTGTTGACAACACCATTTGATAAGACTACAGCATTTGAGTTAGGTATCATTGACGAGAAGGGTAAAAAGATCCGTAAGCCAACAACGATAGCTGATCTTGCTGCCTATAACGCATTTCATAGACTTGTATTTAATATCAAAAAGCTAATACCTGGTAAGAGATTGGGAAGCTATGTAGCTGCACTCTTTTTACTTAAAGAGAAATATGGTGTTACAATTAATAAAAAGATATTGGCTGCATCTGGAATAGATCCACTTGATCTACTATCAGAACAGACAGAATGGTTTATATTAGAGAATAAGCAACTATCACCTGGCGTGTATAGAATACATAATGAAAAAGTTTTAAATAATGATTGCGAAGATTTGGTAATGATGAGGGATAAAGTTCGGATTCCAGAAGATTGTTTTCCAGTTGGAGATATTTACGGTCTTGATGTATATGAAGCAATTCACTTTAGAAGCAATAAAAAAATATTCATTACAGCTGGAGAGTTATTAAGATGAAGAAAAAGAAAGTCGAAGAAGATGCCCCAACTAATGCAGTTGCTCATGGCAAGGTTCCTATGGGTCCGTTTGGTAAAAGACCTGACGTTGTCGACGTCACAGACAAAAGAAGAAAAAAAGATAAACCGCCAGTAGTCCTAAAACGGTTTAGAGCATATATCAATACATGATTAGAATTTACATAGCCATAGCAATATTTACTCTTGTTGGAGGTACCTGTTATGGTGCTTATGTGACATGGAATAAAATGCAAGCTAAAATAGAATACCAAGCAGAAGTGATAGCAACACAAAAAGTTGCTCTTGTTTCATCAGCAAAAACTATTACTGATCTAAAAAATAATGCACAAGAACAAGAAAAAGCAAATCGTGACTTAGCTATTAATTTACAAAAAGCTGAAGCAAGCACTGATGATTTAAGACAGAAATTGTCTGATCATGATTTGACTAGATTAACATTAAAGAAACCGGGTTTAATTGAAAGGCGAGTCAATGGTGCTACGCAATCTGTGTTTAGCGAGCTTGAGTCTATTACTGCTAAGTAATTGTACGGTCCCTGAGCCTGAAATAATAACGAATATAGAATATGTTGAAAAGAATATTCCCATTCAAGCTAGGCCAAAAGCTGTTAACATGGCCGGAGTTGAATGGTATGTTATTACTGCAGACAACTTAGATGAAGTTATTGAGAAAATTAAATCTGATAACGGCCAACTTGCTGTAATGGCTACCTCTGTTAGAGGTTATGAAAATCTTGCCCTCAATGTATCCGAACTCAAAAGATATATACTCCAACAGCAGGAGATTATAGTATATTACGAAAAACAGGCTGCGTCAAAAGATACTGAAGAAAAACCTTAAAAATAGCGTTTTAAGCTATTTACAAGATCACTGTTTTAATATATAATACTACCAATCAAGATAATTTAAATAGAAATCGCAAAGTCCGTTTGCGATATAAGGATGTTTTACAGATGCTATTCGAAGAACAAATTTCAAGAAAACCAGATTTATACCCATGGACCAAACAGTTCATTGAAGCTATATGGAAAGGGTTTTGGACACCAGAAGAATTTAATTTCCGTTCGGACTATTCCCAATTTAAAACAGATTTAAGTCCAGAAGAACGAGAGATTGTAGTTAAGACAATGTCTGCTATCGGACAAATAGAAATTGCTGTTAAATCTTTTTGGGCTGATATCGGTAATCATTTACCTCATCCATCTATTAAAGATTTAGGCTATGCTATGGCCAACTCAGAAGTTATCCATAATATGGCATATGAGAAAATTCTCGACGTGTTGCATTTGACTCACGTCTTTGAAGAAAACTTAAATGTTGATGTGATTAAAGGACGTGTAGATTATCTGCGCAAGTATAACAAGAAAGTGTATGCTGACGACAAGAAGCAATACATCTATTCTATTATGTTGTTTACATTGTTTGTAGAAAATGTTAGTCTGTTCTCACAGTTCTATATTATTATGCATATGAATCGGAATAAAGCAGTGATGAAAGATTGTGCTCAGCAAGTACAATATACACGTAATGAAGAAATGCTACACGCTCAAGTCGGCATTAAGTTGATTAATACGTTGCGTGAAGAATATCCAGATCTGTTCGATGACGAGTTAGAAACACGTGTTAGGGAAGAATGTATTGATGCTCTTAAAGCTGAGAGTAAAGTGATTGATTGGATTATGAGTGGATATACAATTCCTGGTTTATCATCTCCTATTCTTAAATCATTCATTGCAAAGAGAATGACAGAATCCTTAGATCAAATTGGATTTGATAGTAGTGAAATTAAGTATGACCCAGACCTGTTACATGAGACACTCTGGTTTGATGAAGAATTGCTAGGCGCTAATATGACCGACTTCTTTCAAAAGCGCCCGGTAGAATATGCTAAAGGTAAAGGCATTAGCGCTGATGATTTATTTTAAAGGATTATATAATGACATTTAAATGGGCTAACGATGACTCAAGAACATTTCTGAGTAGAGGTTATATTGATGGAAATATGACCGTTGAGGAGAGGGTAAGAACAATTGCCCAAACCGCTGAATCAATCCTTGAAATAGAAGGCTTTGGTGACAAATTCTATGACTATATGAGCAAAGGTTATTATTCTCTTTCCTCTCCAGTATGGTCAAACTTCGGTACAAAGAAGGGTTTACCTATCTCTTGTAACGGAGTCAAGATTGAAGATAATATGGAATCAATTCTGCTTAAAGTAGCGGAAGTTGGAATGCAAACTAAAATGGGTGCTGGAACATCTGGTTACTTTGGTGCTTTGCGTTCCCGTGGAGAACCTATTAAATCAGGTGGCACAGCCGATGGACCAGTTCACTTTATGAACTTAACTGAAACTACAGTAGATGTAGTTGCTCAGGGTAATGTCCGAAGAGGTTCTTTTGCTGGTTATCTTGATATTGAATCTCCCGACATTTATGAGTTTCTTGACTGTCGTGAAGAAGGTTCTTCCATTATCAATATGAGTTTAGGTGTTTGTATCGGCGATGATTGGATGAACTCCATGATTCACGGTGATCAAGAAAAGAGAACACTATGGGCAAGAGTATTGCGCAAGAGACGTGAGAGCGGTTACCCATATCTATTCTTTAAAGATACTGTAAACAATAATAAACCACAAGTTCTTAAAGATCAAGAGATTCCTATTTGGGCATCTAATCTATGTTCTGAGATTTGTTTACCGTCAAGTGAAGAATGGTCTTTTGTTTGTAATCTAGCATCTATGAATTGTCTCACGTATGATGAATGGAAAGAGACAGATGCTGTGGAAGTAATGACTTACTTCCTTGATGCCGTAATGGAAGAATATATTGAAAAGACAGCCAATATTCCGTTTATGAAATCAGCTCATGACTTTGCTTTACATTGGCGTGCACTTGGTCTAGGACAACTCGGATGGCATTCTTATCTACAAGCAAATAACATTGCATTTGAATCATTTGATGCTCATATGAAAGCTGTTGAGATTAGTAGATTTATTGATGAAAGATCACTTATTGCTTCTCAAGAACTAGCTATTGAATATGGTGAGCCAGCTGGTATGTTGGGATATGGAGAACGTAATTTAACAAGAACAGCTGTTGCTCCAACTACAAGTTCATCATTTATTCTTGGACAAGTTTCTCCATCCATTGAACCACTAGCATCTAATTACTTTACAAAAGATTTGGCTAAAGGAAAGTTTACTTATCGTAACCCATATTTGGCCACAGTATTTGAGAAATATGGTAAGGGAGAAGAAACTTGGATGGACGTGTTAAAGCACGGCGGATCAGTACAACACTTAGACTTCTTGGATGAGCATGAAAAGAATATGTTTAAAACTTTCTCAGAAATATCACCATTAATTATTGTACAACAAGCTGCAGCAAGACAGAAATATATTGATCAAGCACAATCTCTTAATATTATGATTGGACCAGATGTGCCAGCTAAAGATGTTAATGCTCTATTAATAGAAGGTTGGAAACTAGGAGTCAAGACATTCTATTATCAACGTAGTTCTAATCCTGCTCAAGAGTTGGTTAGAGATATTATGAACTGTGCGAGTTGTGAAGCATAATGGCTCGGCATAGTCCCGCGTATGTACGTGAGAAAATGGCCGAACTAATGGAACCTATTGATCGTCAGATTATGATGACTGATGATCAAGAAGAAATACTTATGTTTGCTTGTACTATGTTGCAACGTGTAAGAACAATACTAGATAGTCAGATAGGCCCAACTGGTAGAAAACAAATCTTGCAAGATGCTATCGACAAGGATTAATAAATAATGAATGACGTATTTAGTAACTGATAATTGCATTAAGTGTAAGCACATGGACTGTGTCGAAGTATGTCCAGTAGATTGTTTCTACGAGGGCGAAAATACTTTGGTGATTAATCCAGATGAATGTATTGATTGCGGAGTGTGTGAGCCTGAATGTCCTGTAGATGCGATTGTGGCAGACAACGAATTAGAGGGGGATGAACTTGGATATTGGCTAAAGATTAATACCGATGCATCCGCTATATGGCCAAACATTACATTAGCAAGACCAGAAGACGTTCCAAAGGATGCTGCAGAATGGGATGGCGTACCAAA